CCGGCCACATTGTTCCAGCCGCTTCAGAATAGTGGCCCCATCAATCGGGGTGATGAACTGCACATCAGGCTTGATAATTTTCATTGTTCTGCATCCTCCTTACAATCTGCCGGGTAAAACATATCATTGGTGCCATTCTGTCTGTGAACACATTCATCACAGGGAAATTCATCCCCGAAGCGGTCACGGTGTTTGCATCGGCGGCACGGCTCCGAAGCCGCCTTGATTTTGGGAACCGGGGCCTTCATCCGTGTTGGAATATCCTGAAGTTCCGGGTGCTTAATCTCCATGTAAAGGGCAAACAGGCAGTTCCAGCAAGCCGCCCGAAGGTGGGGTTCATCGTCCATCCCCATCATGTACTTGGCAAGGTGACGGAAGGCCGAATCAATCAGGCTGTGGATGGGAATACCCTTTTCACAATTCCGTTCACCATACTTCAAGGCCCCTTCTTCACAATGCTTGGAAACCTCTATCAAGGCTTCCCAAGGAAGTAAATCCATGCGGCCTTTGCCGCTGTGCATATCACGAACAGCGCCGGTTCCAAACTCGGTGCGTTCACCGCTGTCTTTAATCATGCCAACCAGTCAACCTTTCTAAATTATTTTTCAATCCGGCCACAATCTCACGGGCTTCCATCGTACCCGTATGTTTTGCAATGGCTTCATTCCGCCGATCCGTTAAGAAACCACGATCCAGCGGGTGGCACTTTTCCAAATCAGCATTACACCGGTTGATTTCTTGAACCAAGGCTTCAGCACGGGCCTTCAGCCGGTCTAAACATTCCTGAAGAATGGCCTTCTGGTATTGGGCGATTGTTTGAATGTTATTTTTCAATTCAGGATCATCCCGATATTCAATAGCTGAATTGACATCAAGGCCGTGTTCGGTGCAAAAGGTTTCTGCATCAAACAGGCTATTGAACACCCGCCGCCCAACCTTGGCATAGGGAATGTTTTTGTTCTTGAACTTGGAATATTCGTGGGCCATTCAGCACCATCCTTTCAGTTGAACCATTTAATCACCGGATCACCGGTGAAGCCCTTTTCCCACACATACCACGCATAGGCAATGGCGCTTTCCGGTTTCCCGGTCATATCGCCGTTTTTATAACAGGCCAGCCGGGAACGGCTGATATAAACCTTTCGGGGGGGGGGTATGCCTGAAGAACTCACCCCGTTTTTGCCCCTCCAAGAACTGAACCTTCAGGAACATAGCCACTTTCCCACCGGGGCGGACGCTTTCAAGCGCCCTTTGAACAAATTCAAGCCCCATTGAATATGGCGGGTTTGTGATTATATCGCCTTCAAAATCGTCCAGCGTTTCCTTCAGGAAATCCAGCGGTTCAGGATCACCGAAGCCCCGGTAAATCAGATCAGTTGAAATGACTTCATAACCGTGGGCCTGAAGCACTTTGGAAATGTGGCCTTCACCACAGGCCGGTTCCCAAATGACCGGGGAAAACTGTTCCAGTTCCAGAAGCATTTCCACGGCCCTTGGATCGGTGGCGTAGTAATCAAATGCTTCTCGTTCTTCAGGAACATGGTTGGAACTGCCTAATGTGGTGAACACCTTCTTAGAACCACTCATTCTGTGTCACCGCCTTTCACAAATACACGGGTTTTCCGGTTTCTGATCCACTTTGGAACCGTTGTGAAGCCACAGCGTTTTGTGATCTGCCGGGAAAACTCAATCTTGGAAAGGGCTTGGAAGTTGTTTGCAATACAATATTCCTTATACCGGCGATACACGGAATCGGTGGCTTCATTTTCAATCCCGTCAAGGCCCACTTCATTGATGAACCCAATAATGGGGTTGTTGTTTTCCTCATATTCGTCCAACTGCCCCTGAACTCTGGTGGAAGTAGTGAACTGTGCGTTCCCAAGAACCCGCTTCAACCCCTGAAGGCCAAGCAAGGCCAGATATTCCATAGAATCCTGTTCACACAGTTCATCCTTGATGAACGGGCGGAAGTCAGCATCATTGGGGGTGAACTTGGCATCGAAGGGAACAATCACCAAACGCCGCTGAACGGCTCCGGTTTTGTCCTTGATACGGGGGATATTGTTGGCGCTGAACAGGAACTTGGAATAATTGTTGAACTCAAAAGGATCTTGGCCTTTGCGCTCCACATTCACCCGATCACCCGTGACCAGCTTCTTGAACACGGAAGCATTGGCAATAAATTCATCACCAATATCATCACCGATGTTCGCCAGCTTGCCGAACAGTTCAGCGGTTTTGAACCTATCGCCCAATTCCTTCAGGTCAAGGGAAGCAATGTTCTGATCCCCAAGAAGGTTCTTCACCACATGAAGAAAGGTGGATTTGCCGTTGCTCTTATCGCCAATCAGGATGAAGGCTTTGCCAAGTTCATTGCGGCGGTACATACAATAGCCCACCATTTCTTCCAGCAAGGCCCGGACTTCAGGATCATCACAGGCCAGCCGGTTCAGGGTATGATCCAACAGATCATCATGGGCGGCGGGGTTGTACGGCCACGGGATTTTATTTGTAATGACCACATCCGGGGTGAACTCTTTGAAGGAACCATCCCGGATATTGTAAAGGCCGTTGCTGAAAGCAATGATATTCGGGTTGGTGGCCTTGGTGTTTTCCTCAATCATGATTTCCAGATAGGACAGGACTTCCGAACGCCACGCCCGTTTCAGGTTGCTGATCAGCTTGATCATGGCCCCTTCAATCTCACCGGCACCGGAAACATAGATACCATCCTTGTAAATGTGAAGCTGGTTATTGATCTTCACAATATGGTTGTTGTTCTTCAGGTAGGTGGCGAACTTATCAAACAGGAAGGTTTTATCCCGGAAGAAGGATGTTTTCTTGAAGGCATCATCCCGAAGGATCACATCAAGTTCCTTGTCGGAAAGGGGCTTCTTCAACACATAACGGTTAATCAGCCTGATACATTCACGGGCTTCTTCCTTGGTAAAATCGTCACTCTGAAGGGTCAGAATGTAGTTGAACAGGGTTTGGTTCCGCCCATCACCTTCCCCAAGGTTCGGAAAATCATAGTTGCTTTTCACCGGGGTCAGCCATTTGGGAAGTTCCTGAATCTCCCCTTCAGGGAAGTCATACAGAATGGGCCGTTCCACGCCACCGGACTTCAAGATTTCATAGCTGTTATTAGCTCCAACCTTTCCATCCGTGGTGATACCCACGGCCAAGGTGCATTTCGTCCAGCTTTTTTTAACACCACAGTTCTTGAACAAGAAGTGTTTTCCCCGTGTGGTGGCGTACACTCTGCACTTCAGTTCTAAATCCTGAACAATTCTGAACAAAAGTTCAGATGTTTCCGCATCGTCCACATCAATCAGGATGGTTTCTTCTCCAAGAATACCGGCGTATTCATCAAGGTCTTGGACTTCTGAACGGGTTTTCAGTTTTTCAATGCCTTTGAATTTTTCAAGGCATTGTTTATTTCTGGTAGGCACATAGCCCCTAAACAGTTCCATGCTTCAACGCTCCCCCCCCCCGAAAGGTTTTATTGTTCATCGTTCCACCCCGAAATCTTTCAACCGATCCCAAGCAACATCAATGTAATACTGCTTGTCCAGTTCATCCGGGATAGGAAGGTTGGTCACATCATCATTGATAAAGAAACAATGATCCGGGGTGTTGCCGAACTTTTCAGGGTTCTTTTCCCGGCCCTTGACGATTTTCCCGGAAACCTTGAAGATTCCGCCCTTGCTCTGATCCTTGGAAGCGAACACCCGGAAAGTTTTATCCGTCTGAACCTCACCGCCGCTGAAGCGGGTGATTTTCTTGGAACGGCCTTTTTCATCCCTGATCTTGGCTTCCGTAATCACTGGGGAATAAAGGGCATATTTGTATTTGCTGGACACTTTCACAACCTTCTGAAAATCTCGAAGATTGGAACATTCCATGATGGTTGTTTCCGGGCTGATCCCATGAAGGAAATAGTTCACAATGGCCCGGTTGACAATGGGAAGGTCATAATCCAGATCAGACAGCTTTTTGACATAGGCACCCTTGCACTTCCAGCGGGGTTTCCCTTTTTCATCACGAAGCGGCCCGGAAGGAATAATGATGTAATTGTTCACATCCTTCTGATACACTTTTTGAAATTCATCAAATTCAAGGCGCATCCCGGTTCTTTGCTCCCACTCCCAACACAGATCATCCAGCATTTCAAAATCTTCATACCGGCGAAGTTTGACCAAAATACCATCCGTGTTGCTCTGGATGATTTCACAATGATCTTCCAGCCGTTCAATCAAATCCAGAAGAAGAAGCTGACCGCCCACACAAACATTGTTGGCTTGCCGGGGATCATACATGGCGTTGTGCTTATCCTTCATAGCGCCATAGGTGCTGTTCAGAACAATCTTGTAAGGCTGTTGCATGGGGTTCTTTTCCGCCTTCAGCTTCAGGCGGGTGTGGTAGATTTCCGCATACTTGGAAGGATCGTGAACATTGCGGGAAAGCCACTTATAAACCAGCATCAAAGACGGGTAATAGGAAGCCACATCCACATTGACAAACCATCCTTCCCCGTGATATTTGGGAATGGCCCCGTGAAGGCCACCCCAAGCGAATACATGGGGAACCCCGGCCACATCCAATTCAAGGGTTTTGGAATAATCACGGTTCAAGGGGTTCTTGTACCAATTCAAAACTTCCGTGTATTTTTCGATCCGCAAGCTGGGCGGGAACTCGATTTCAAATTCATCATTGTGTTCCCTTTGAACGGCCCCAAGGATTTTGGCGGAAAGCTGTGCTTTGGTGCGGCCAATGTCAGAAATGGGAAGGTGAAACGCCTTCACAAGTGACATTTGGGCATCAAATTCATCTTCCTTCCGCCGTAACCACACTTCCACCGTCTGTTCCACATCATGGCGGCAATATTTGACCGTTTCGGCCAACTCTGCTTCAGTCAAAGGCCGGTTAATGTCGAAGGGAACAGAAGTTTCTTTAATGGAATGGCCCATGAACGCTTCCAGCGCCTTCAGGCTGATTGGCGGGTTCGGCATCACATCATAATTGATCAGCGGGTATTCCCTGAACAGGCTTGAATATCTGTAACCGGGTTTATTCTCTGCAATGATCCAATCATTCACAGGCTTTGGATCAAACCCACACAGAATGGCCTTCAGGATGTACTGATCATAGTTCCGGGAATTGTAACCGGCCCAAATCACACCTTTGTTCTGCTCATAGAAGCGTTTCAGCTTGTCGGGATCGTTGATAATCACGGTTTCTTTCCGGGCGTTCAGGTCGATCAGGACAACCAGCCAGTCATACCGGAAAACTTCAAAATCATAGAAGATCATCAACTCACATCCTTTCAGCTTTTGTGAAATCGGTCAGCGTTTCCGCCTTATCAGCCCCGCCACGGGAAGGCTTTCACTTGGGGCCATTGTGGGGCCGAAGCCCCACAGTTTGTGCTTGAAAGTTAAGGTTCAAAACCGCATCAAGCACTATATGTGCTCGATTTGATTATAAAAAATATGTGGTCAGTTTTCAACCTCGAAAACTTCTTCAACGGTGATGGAATTGAAGCGGGAATCATCGTAGTCCACCGCATATTCCAAGTTTCCATCAATGGCTTCCGCCACATCAAGAACAAGCTGGGAAAACTGCTTGTAGCTGGTGAAGCTGACAGGAACACCGGAATCCAGCTTTTCAAGGAAGCCCATAGCGGAAGCGATCATGTTCTTGTCATTCTTGGTGCCGTAAAGGACACGGTTCATGAAAAGGCGCTGGTTCTTGAACTCACCGGACAGGATTTTGAAGGACACGGCCAGCATGGGGCGGTTGGGATCGGCCTTGGTGCCTTTGATCTCCATGCTTTCCAGCTTCACTTCATACTTGCCAGCGGGAATGGTGGGGAAATCACCGCCGCCGTTCTTCTTGGCATCCTCCACATCAGCCTGAAGGCCCTTCAGATCAACAGAACGATCAATCTTGTCAAAATCAATAGCCATAGTTTTTTACCTCCAAAAAATGTTGTTTTTATATTTGGTTGGAAAGAATTTTTCCAATTTCCCTGACTGCATGGGCAATCTTCTCACGGTTTATCCGTTTTTCTTGAAGAACACCCGTGATAACTGCGGCTTCCGTCTGAATGTCCTGAAAGGCTCTGTGATTGCTTTCAAGGTCAGCTTCATAGGAAGCAAGGTCTGTGTTCTCACCGGCCTTGGCCGATCTGACTTCTTCATCAGCCTTTTCAGCGTATTCCCGGAAATACTTGGCCGCTTCATAGCCCATGTGCTTTTCAACCAGATATTCAAAATCACGGGCCTTGAAAATGGTTTCAGGCTTCCCGGCAATCATCAGCACATCAGCCATTATTCTTCACGCTTCTTCCGGGTACGGCGGGGCGGGTTAGCATCCGTCTTGGGTGCGGGTTCCTCTGCCTGTGCCTTGGGGCGATCCCACAGGGGGCAACCATCGGGGCCGCCTTCCTTGTGGCAACGGTGGCCAGCGTCAATGGACGGACAAAGGGGGATTTCCGGGTTCTGATCGTGCTGTCTGAAAATGCGTTCACCGTCCGGGCATTTGGGAAGATCGTTCCAAGGCGGGGTGTCACCGGTGGCCGGTTCATCAACAGGAACAGAATCATCCTTTTCACCGCCGCCCGGTGTCCAAGTTCCATCAGGATCACCACAAGCCGCCTTTGCTGCATCTTCAGCCGGATCATAGTTATCAGCCGGGGGCGGGGTTGCAGTCTTGGCCTTTCTGCCCCTTCTGTTGGGCGCTGTGGTGGGCGTGTCGGTGGTTTCAGGTGCGGGGGTAGCCGGGGTATTGCCGCCACGCTTCACGGCTCCTGCGGCCTTCTGGTTGGCTTCCTCGTAGACTTCACAGAAAGCATCATAGGTCAGCGGGATTTCCTTATCACGGACAGTCAAACGGCCACCGCCGAAGATCACTTCAGAAGTCTTGAAAGACAGCACCCGTTCATCATCGTCCGCCACGATACGGGCCACCAGATCAACCATACCGGCCACCTTATTTGCCACCTTATCCTGAAGGTTCGGCTTGATAGAACTGATCTTATCGCCGCCCTTGCGGGTCAGGTCACGGCTTCTGTCCTCATGGCTGATCAGGATGATGTTTTCATAGTCCAGATTCACAAGCCGCTTCAGGGTGTTCAGGAACTCACTTCTGACCATATCCCACGCACGGAAGGAATCATCAGATTCATGCTTCCAGCCCTGACGGTCACAGATGTAAACCCGGCACGATTCATAAACATCTTCCAGAAGGTCAACCACGATGGTTCGGAAATCGTTCTGTTTCTTTTCCAGTTCGGCCACGGCATCCATGAACACTTCATAGGCCAACTTGCGCTTGGTGATACGGCCTTCCACCGTAACGGTGTCACGAATGGCGATATAGGGGGCATCCACAAACTTGATGTTGCCATCCGTGTTCAACATCAGGGGATCGGGGAACTGATTGGCAAAGAAGGTTTTGCCGCTGAAGGGTGCGCCGTAAAGCCACACAACCTTCTTCTTGGTGGCGTTCAGATCACGGCGTTCATTCTTGGGAAGTAACATATAATCCCATCCTTTCTGACAATATTCTTCATACTCACACCATCCACAAAAATGGTTTGGGTTCTTGGGAAAGTCTGTGGCTTCAACCATGTGCTTCACATCGGTCAGGAAGTCCACAATCTTCATGGGGTTGTACTGAACCGGCATCAGCGTTGGTTCAGCATCTTTCAAGGCCGCTTGCAAGCGGTCACGGAATTGGGAAAGGGTTTCGGTGCTTTTCTGCCTGATCTTGGGCTTGGGAACAATCAGGAAATACATATTTCTGATCCGGTGGCCGGGATGGGTCAGTTCATACCAATACTTGTATTCGTGAAGCTGACCGGAAACGGCGTAGTTCTTGGCGTTGTTGGAATACTTGAAATCGTACAGATCAAACGCTTCAAATTCATTCAAATCTTCACCAGTGATCAGGCCATCCAGCTTCAGGCCCTTCCCCACGGGAACCAGATAATCCATAAAGCCGATGAAATCAGCGTTCCCGATTGGAAGTTCAAAGGTTCCGCCCGGTGGCAACATGGCCTTTGCCTTGGGGATCATGGCTTCCAACTTCATCATTTCATGAATGTGATCATCCGTCAGAACCGGGAAGCTGTTCTTGTAGAAGTCAAGGGCTTGTTCAACCCCTTCTTCAATGCCGGTGTGAAGGGCGGTGCCAAGGATCAGGGCGTTGTCTGCATCCGTGTTCGGGATCGTGTCTATCCCTTCCACATATCGCAAGCGGTATTTGTATGGGCATCTATCAAAGACTTCAACCCGGCTGTGGGAAACTCGCATTGTTTCACCCCTTTCACAATAGTCTTGAAGGCTTCAAAGCCTTCCGGGTAAAGGATGAACCCAAACCCATTGGAACCGTTGATTTGCTTCAGGTTCCGTTTCTGAAGTTCTGACGGGGTTCCGTTGGTGGCCTTCAGCTCTACTTCAAGGGCAATGCCCTTCACGGTGATCCGCATATCGGGAAGGCCGCTTTTCACATACCGGCTTCCACCCCAACGCTTTTCATAGAAGCCACAAGGCGGAACGGTCATTTTATCTTCAGGGTGGCCCAATGGGTAAATGCCTTCAGATTCCAACCAGTCCTTCAGGCGGTTTTCAAAGTTCTTTTCACCGGCCATCGGCTCACCCCTCCAACATCTGAATCAGGCTGTGAATACCTCTGACTTGGGTGAAGCCCTGAATTTTACCCGTTCCAGCGTAGAATTGGAACAGTTTATCATCAGACTTCCGCCAACAATGGAAATGTCCGGTTTGCTCATTCTTCAGTTGGTATTCAATGCCGTGGGCTTCAAACTGCTGAATGGCATAGGCGATCCGGTCGGGATTCTTTGCAACCCGTTCTGAATGAACCTGTTTGGCATGATTTTTCAGGGCATCCCACACTTCATCCCTTGCCATCGGCCTCACCGTCCATTTCATAATGTTCAAAGGTTGCCACACTTGCCATAGCCGAAAACAGATCGGAATAATACTGAACAGCGGAATCACGGTCAATATTGTGTTTATCAGCCGCCGCAATCAGTTCATGAATGGTGCCACAAACAATGCGGGTCATTTCACTTGCCCAAGCGTCAGCTTCTTTCGGGGTCAAACCTTCCATTACTGTCCACCGCCTTTCAGGGTGATCTTCACATAACCGGCCTTGGCGGTGGTCTTGGAACACTCGGAAGCAATGTCCGGGTATTTCTTCTTCAGCTTTGCGGAATCAATGCTGGTGGCATTGGTGGGCTTCACAAGGGTAAGGTTCAGAACATCGGATTCAAACTTATCCACACCAAACTTCACCATTGCTTCATACAGCTTGGCCTTCATTTCCTTTTCCTGTTCCTCAATGGCCTTCTTGTGGGCGGTCAGGGAAGCAATGGCGTTCAGGGTGGCAAGCTGGGTGTTCTTGAACTCCTGAAGGGCCGTTTCTTCATCGAAGGTGGCCGAACCACAGGCGTTCGGGTTTTCCTGACAGGAATCAGGACAAGTGTGGAAATCCGGGCATTTGTGGCAACACCCATCAAATTTTCCACGGGGGCAAGCATTTTCACATTTGATCATTTTTCGGGTTCTCCTTTCAGATAAACATTCAACTGCTTCAGGCCGAAGGCGGAAGCGGCTTCATGGTTGTCAAAATAAATGTCGATCTGGTTTTCACCGTATTTGTCAATCACCCATTGGGCGGGGCGATCCTGAACGATGTATTCACCCAAGCCTTCCACTTCCACCACGGTTCCCAAGGGAAGCGGGGAAGCACAGGAAACACCGGCTTTCAGTTCCACACCAGCGGCACCATATACAATGCCGTTGGGCCGGTTCTTGGCCCATTCACCGCAACACTTTTCACAGGAACAATAGGCGGTAATTCTGAAACTGCCCAACAGCACCGGTTCAGGTTCGGCGGGTTCTTCCACCAGCGGAGTTTCCACCGGCTCCAAGATCACATCCGGGGTCACGGCGGTAAGCTGATCCGGTTCAATGGGGGCATCCGGGGCCTTGCTGTTGACAGCAGAACAGCGCCCAAATATAAACCCCATTGCAAGGCCCATCAGAAGGGCCACAAGGAACATCCGCCTGAACCGCTGGTTAAGGGCTTTGCGGCGCTGTTGCCGCTTGCTCATACTTTCTGAATAGTTCATCGGTATAGTCCTTTCTCATTTCCAAAGTGGAAAGAATATCTTCTTCAACCGTTCCCGGACAGATCATCAGGTAATAGAAACAGGGCCGTTCTTGCCCAAGGCGGTGAATACGCTTTTGGGATTGCTCCCACAATTCCGAACCTTGGGGAAGGCTGAAGTAAATGATTTTGTTGGCAAGCTGGAAATTGCCGCCCATTGCACCGGCTTGATACTGAATGAAGGTAATGCTGTTGTGCTGGTAGCGGTAAGCATCCAAGTTCTTTTCTTCACCGGAAAGAACAGACACAGGCCGGTTCAGGCCCTTGGCAATCCCCTTCAGGCGTTTCATTTCTTCCGTGAAGTTATAGAACACAATCAAGCGATCTTCCGTGCTGTTCACCAAATCCCGGAAGGCTTCATAACGGGCCGGGTTATATAGGCCGCAAAGCTGACGGGCGTAAAGGCGGCGGGTCAAACTGGTATCACCGATCAATTCCCGTTCACAATGGGCATTGGAACCGTAGAAATCCGCATCCAGTTCAAATTCACCAAGGTTGGCGCTGTCAATCGCAATATAGCGATCATTCCAGAACTTCCAATAAAGGGGTGAAGGGCGGGTTTTGACCTTGATCCAGTTCCGTTTTGGAAGGCTGATCCCGGCCTGTTCGGTAGTCATGAAAACGGCCCCATGTTCGGCCAGCTTCATCTTCAGCCGATCAACATTCTTATAGCCGGTAATCTGTTGCCGCCAAAATCCATCGGTTTCAACCCATTCCGTTTGAATGTACTGCTTCCAGAACAGTTCTTTTGAAATCTTCCACCCCAACAGTTGGCATTGGCTCCACAGGTTTTCATACTTGCCGCCCGTGGGGGTGCCTGACAGAAGGATCACATTATCCGGTTTCAACCCAAGAATGAACTTTGACCGTTTGGCGTTCTCGTTCTGGATCAGGGAACTTTCATCCAACATCAGCGTGAAGCCGGTCAGGGTTTTCAGCACATTCCGCCTGAAGGTCAGTTCGTAGTTGATCACGCCAATCATCAGGGTTGGAACTTCATGCTGAACCTGTTCAAAGAACCATTTGAAGGTTTTGGGGTTGGTCAGGTCGAACACACAATTCCGGGTGTAGTGGTCTTGAAAATGTTCAATCCAGTCTTGAACTTTTGAACATTGGCACACCACCAGATTGATCCGCTTGTTCAGCTTCATCATTTTTTCGGAACCAACAAAGGTTTTCCCAAGGCCCATATCAAGGTAATAGGCCACCCGGTTCTTCCCCTCGGTTTCATCAAGGGCCTGTTGTTGGTGCTGGAACAGCGTGATCATAGGGTTTCAGGCCCTTCAATCATGGAAAGGTAATTTTCCACATTCACACCACGGGAAAGAAGTTCGGCCTTCATAGCCATTCCCAAGGGGCTGTTCAAGGCGTAATTACTCACCTGTTCCGGGGAAAGGGAAGTGATGTTGAACAAGGACTGTTTCACCAACTCGGAATGACCGCCACCGAAGGGATCAAAAGGGCAACAGTCAGGGGTGGCTTCAATGTCACGAACCACCATAGATACCACCACGCCGGGGCGGTTCTTCAGCATCTTCACTGTGTTCAACAGGTGATCGGTTCCCATTTCTGCGGGGCGGAAAGCCTGTCCACCGGCTCCGATCCACAAGGTTCCATCAAATCTGGTTTTCATGTTCATCATCCTTTCTTTCCGGTCAGGCGAACAATGTAAATGCAGTTGTCCACCCGGTATGCGTCATACCCTTTCGAGTTCTTCTCGTTGTACTTGCGCCGGTGACTGGAAATGGTGGAAAGTTTGGTTCTTGCGGCCTTGGCGCTTTCATACTGGAAACACATATTCTTTGCGTTTCCGCTGGTCAGGAAATCTTCAATGGCCTTGACTTCCTCGCTTTTGCTCCCACCATGAAACTGGTTCTTGGGTGGTGCCTGAACATTGTATTTGATTTCCAAAAAATCACCTTCTTCATAAAATTTCAGTTCCGGGGGCCGGGATCGTGTCTATGTAACACAGATCATCCGTTCCGGGGATCACATCATACAGGCTAACGGTTTGGGGTTCTTTGGCCCGTTTTTCCCGCTCATGCCCTATGGCTGACCGCATAGCTTGACAGGCCACGGTGACAAATTTCACCTTTTGCAGATCAGGAAGGGCAAACCAGCGTTTCACAGCCAGCAAATAGCGGAAAATCACAACATCAAACCATTCCGATCTGTTAAGGCCCTGCTTGTCTAAATACCACCAAACAATATTGATGTTGTCCGTGGCAAATTGGGCTTCTTTCGGGGTAAGGGGGCGTTCATAAAAGGATTTTGGCAACCGTAAGCCGCCGCCCACCTCGTTTCTTTCCGGTTTCACACATCCCCCCCCCCAATCTGTCAGGCAGTCAGGCCGAAGAAAGAATTGAACTGATCAGCACCCACATAATCACGGAACTTGGTGGGGTTGATGTAGTAATTCCAGCAAGCGCCGGTTCCGGGAACAGCGTTCCCGAAGGGAAGAAGGCCACGCTGAAGGCCGATTCTGACGAACTGATCAGATTTTCCCATGCACCGGGCGGCTTCCTTCACGCTGATCTTCTTGATGGGCGGTTCAGCAACCGGGGCGGCTCCATAGCCCATCAGGTAATCAAAGGAAACGCCGGTGGCATCGGCAAGGGCCTTGATACGGTCAGGGCCGGGGGTGTTCTTCCCGGAAAGGTATTGGCTGATAGCAGCCTTGGAAGCCCCGGCCTGTTCAGACAGGGCGGATTGGCTCATGTTGGCCTGTTCCATAGCGTTCTTCAAACGCTCTGCAAAGGTGGTCATTGCGCTTACTCCTTTCTTAATGATCCACATGGATATAATTCAAAACTTCATCCAGCCCCAAACCGCCTTCACTCCATGGCTTCATACAGAATTGATACTGTTTAGGGTGGGTTTCGGCCATACGCTGGAATCGGTTAGGCTGTTTTTCAAGGTGGCATCCGAAACCGCAGAACATACAACCGGTACGATCACAAGTGCTTGTTTTCAATTCAGCTTCTTCCGGGATTCCACATTCTTTTGCCATCTTCTGAAGTTCCTGCATAGGAATGATTGTTCCATCGGGCATCAAGCCGATAATATCGCCATAAACAGACGCATAAGGAACATCGTACTTAATCAGATATTCCAGAACATCCCGTTCCGTCCAAAATGACATTGGGCGGGATTGCGGCCCGGAAGCACGATCAAAGGCGTTGCATCCGTATTTCATCCATGAATTTTTTCGCATCATGGATTCATCAGCCATTGTCGCCACGATGGGCATTTGTCCAGTTTCTTTTTGGTACTTGTGAAATGGGCGCTTTTTCATCACATCACAGCACTGTTCAGAAACCTTGAAAGGTGCATCTAATAGAAATTGCCACTTCACACAGTTAAATTTGGAAGGCTTTCCGTTTTTCAGGAACACTTCCCCATGTAGCTTTTTCCACCGGTAAGAACCCGGTTCGTGTCCACCCCGCAAGGTGTTTGCAACTGATTTGGAAATCAAAGGATAACCGTATTTCTGGATCACCTGACGGAAGTTCATCTGTGGTTTCAGCCAAACCACATTTTCAAACCTTTTGACGAACTCCCGGATTTCCGGGTATTCCAAACCAGTATCACAGAACACGGCGGGAAGATTGGGGAATACCTCACGGGCAATGTTTAACAGAACCGTGGAATCCTTACCGCCCGAAAAACTGATATAGGCTTCACCACTAAAGGCATAAACCCATTGCTGAATCCGCATTTTCGTCATGCGGATTTTGATTTCAAGCGGAAGGGATTGCATCTGTTCCAGTTCCCCGGCGTAGTGTCGAAGATCATTCATAGTGCTTACTCCTATTGAACACTATATGTGCTCGATTTAGTTAAAAAAAAGTTCCTGAACGGAAACACCAAAGAAATTGGAAATGCGAACCTTCACTTCATCACGGGGAACCCGTTCGTCACGCTCATACATAGCGTAAGAAGATTTGGTAATTCCAAGTTCCTTGGAAATTTCGTCTTGGGTTCTGCTCCCTCGCAGTTCCCGAAGTTTCTTTCCGACACTCATTCGTTGCACATCCTTTCTTCAGAAGTAAAACAGCCAAGTTCCGAACAAGCAATTTCCGGGCGGTCATATCTTTTACATGGGGATTGATACCCAATACCCGAAACCATAAACGGGAACGCTCATGTTGTCGCTGTTGCCCTGCCATCATCAGCACCGGTGGGGCGGTTCCGGTGGACGGGCCTGAAGGCCCGTTTCGGCTTTAAGAATTGAAACATCCTTCTCCGATCAGTGCGAAGTAATGCCAACGAAATTCTTCATCAGCTTTAAGAAGGCGAACCTTGATCCCAAATTGGTGCATACCGCTGAAGCGCCTGTCACAAGCCCATTTATGAATTGCAATTTCTTTGGCTTCTTTGGCGGTTTTTGCTTCAACATGGATTATCCAGCTTTTTTCCCCGCCCTTCTTTGTATAAAAACGAACTTCATAATACTTGCTCATATCTCATGTACCCCTTTCAGGTTGTGCACCTTTTGTGCTCGTCTGATTATCATTATACACGATATGTGCTCAATGTCAAGGCTATTCAAGCACAAATTGTGCACAAAGAAATGTGTTACTAATTGTGCACATCGACGGATTGACTTTGTGCACATAATGTGTATAATGGAATATAGAAAGACTTCTGAAAGGGGTGCACTTATGCCGAAGTTTTCTGATCGGTTCAAACAGTTACGAACCGAACGCCGCCTATCTCAACAGAACTTGGCGGATCAGCTCGGGTTTTCCAAAAGTAGTGTAAATATGTATGAACGGGGCGAACGGGAACCGGGCCTTGAATCAATGGAAACCATTGCTGACTATTTCAATGTTGATTTGGATTACCTCATGGGAAGATCAGACATTCCGAACCGGAATGATTGGTTGAAAAGTATCAATAAATCTGTGGCGGTTGAACCTTCACAGCCACAAATGAAGTTTGATAACATCATCCCAATCTCTACAAAGCGTTTTCCCCTGCTCGGTGACATTGCTTGCGGTAAACCCATCATGGCAAACGAAGAAAAGGAACTGTATGTGGAAGCTGGTACCAACATTCATGCTGATTTCTGCTTGAAGGCCAAGGGTGATTCCATGATCGGGGCCAGAATCTATGACGGGGATATTGTGTTCATCAGAAAACAGGAAATGGTGAACAATGGCGAAATTGCCGCTGTTATCATTGATGATGAAGCAACCCTAAAGCGGGTGAATTACTATCCCGAAAAAAATCTATTGATCCTAAAGGCTGAAAACTCTAACTATGAAGATTTGGTTTATACCGGGGAACAGTTGGATCATATCATCATTCTTGGTAAGGCCGTGGCCTTCCAAAGTGATGTAAGATAAATGAAAGGAATGGTTGTTATGAAAAAGAAGGGTTGCCTAATCCCCGTCTTGATTGTTGTAGTCGCTCTTGCCGTTGGCATTGGGGTTGGGGTCAGTCAAATGACAAACAATCCCGGAAGCACAAATAAGGAAACTGTTCCGGTAGTCTTTGACGCACTTCAATATGAAGTGAAGGACAAGAAAAACATTAGTGAAACCGAACTTATTGAACAGTTGGGTGAACCTGATAGAACCGAAGATTGGAACTATACCACGGCCAGCGGAAAAACCTTTCCCATTCGTACTTTGTACTATGGGAATAATGAATATAGCTTCAACAATGACAACCTTCAGCGGGTTACTTTGTACGATAAATTTTCCTATTCCAGCAAGGATGATTTTCTTCCAATGTTTAATTTGAAGAAATATTCCAACACCAATATCAATGATACCGGTTCGTATTATCGGGCCTTCTATTGCGGTGTGAATGATTTGTGGTTGGAATATAATGATAGCGAAATCACCATGACCAAGATTTCCTATGGCTCTGTATTTGACGAAGGTTGATCTGTCCACATCCGTTCCGCCGCCCAATCCCTGAAAACGCATGAAAATCAAGGCTTTGGAACAGGTGGAACAGATAAAGCGCCGGTTCTCTATATACTCTTTTTCTTTTATATTTTTTTATCTACTCTTTGAAGTAATATAATATCTGTTCCAAGTGTTCCATTCTCTCAAAGCCACATCCCGCAAGGATTTTAAGCGGAACGGATATGGAACAAATGCAAAAAAAAATGACCGCCCCCGGTCTTGCACACCGGAAGCGGTCGGGCGAAACAAACCCTTTTGAAGTTAATGTTTCAAACGCCTTTGAACATTATATCACATGGGGTTTAGCTTTGCCATACCCAATTTTGAAAGTTCAGGTGATATAATGCGAAATCCAAACGGGTATGGAACGGTTGCAAAGCTATCAGGCCAACGCCGCCGCCCGTACATCGTGAAGAAAACCATAGGTTGGAATGACAAAGGCCATCCCATCTATGACATCATCGGCTATGCTGAAACCCGTGAAGCCGGGAACATCATGCTTGCTGAATACAACCGTGATCCTTGGGATGTTGACCGGGCCAAGATCACCCTTCAACAGCTTTTTGACCTCTGGAAAGAAAAGAAGGCCCCGAAGCTGGGTGAATCCAATCGTTCTTCCCTCTGTTCAGCGTTCAAGCATTGTTCAGCGTATGTGAACAAACCTTACAAGCAACTGCGATCCTACCAAATGCAAGAAACCATTGATGGTTGTGGGAAAGGGTATAGCACCCAAGCGGCCATCAAGAATCTGTGGGGCCACCTTGACCGGTTCGCCCTTGAAATGGATATAATAAACCGGTGCTTCTCCGAACTTCTGACTTCTGATCCAATACCGCCCACCAGCCGCCTTCCGTTCACCAACGATGAAATCAAAACGGTGTGGGAACATCAGTCTGATCCTTGGGTTGATACGGTTTTGATCTTGCTATATTCCGGGTGGCGTATCTCTGAATTTTTGAACCTGAAACCTGAAGATATAGACTTGAAGGAAGGCACGATGAAAGGCGGCACCAAAACGAAGGCCGGTAAAAACCGCATTGTTCCCATCCATCCAAAGATCAGGCCCTTGATTGAACGGCGGCTTGCCGAAGGTGGCCCCCGGCTGATCAGCTACAATGGGAAGATTTGCAATCAAACCCAATACCGGATATTTTGGGCGGATATTATGAAGGCCCTGAAGCTGAATCATACCCCGCACGAATGCCGCCACACCTTTGAAACCAAATTGGATAGCGCCGGGGCCAACCGGAAATGTATTGATTTGCTCATGGGCCATGTGTCCAAGGACACGGGAAACCGGGTCTATAATCACAAGACTTTGGACGAACTGAAGGCCACCGTGGAACTGATTCCATAGGGTTCAAACCGGTGAACATTTTGGGCCGCTGAACGCTGAACTATGCACACATTAGTAACAAGAAAACCCCGAACCCATGAAAAATCAAGGGTTCGGGGTTCGTCTGTTTTTATTATACCATAAATATTTCTACTCTGCAACGCTCTGAAGCGCCTGAATACTGAACATTTCAGCCCTTTGAAGTTCGGTGAAATCGGGGTTATTAGTAACATAGTAGAAACACGCAAAAAAGGCCCTTCCAGCTTGAACCGGAAGGGCCTTTTCTCATGGTCAGGTTTTGGTGGCGTAGTCAAGGGAAATCCACCCGGCACCGCTTTTCAGTTTGCCCCACTTGGCCGCACCTTTGCCGGTGCTTTCAGCCACGATGGTATAAATACCGGGCTGGATGTAGCCGGTTGCACCGTAGTTTGTGCCGGGGCCTTTACGGATATTCAGGTTGGTGATCTTCACCCGCACAAGGTAAGGGGTCACGGTGGCCCCTGTGGTGCCGCCTGTGGGCTTTTCTGCGGCTGGGGGTGTAACTACTACCCCACCACCATTGGAAGCGCCCTGAAGCCTTCTGTTGACTTCTGCGGCAATCTCCCCGTGTCTGGAATAAAGATATTCCCCCGGACAGGCTTTGTTGGCGAAGTCACGATGAACGGTCATGTTGCATCCGTTCCGATGGTTCACACGATCATTCTTGTTCGTACTCCACACCAACTTCTTGATCCCGTTCCGCTTGCAAATATCCGTTACCAAATCCAACAGGGCCGCATAAGCCTTGGCGGTGACGGCGTAAGGGTGGGTGGTGTCGGAAGCAACTTCAATGGTGATTGCCCGGTTGTCATTGGTGCCGTTGCTGGAACACCAAGAACGATCCTTTTCATCCACGGAAAGGCCAATGGAACCATCCTTACCAACAACATAGTTGGCGGAACATTGCCGGTCTGTGGTGGCGAAATAATCACACCCCTGTTTTGCTGTCCATTGCCCAACGATACAATGAATCGTGATGGTGTCAATGGCATGGTTCCGGGGGCTGGTTTTGTTTTTCGTGATCCGGGTATAGGTTGCAAGGGGGGAATTACTCATTTTCTGTATCTCCTTTCACCTGAAGAATGGCCCTGAACTTGGTGAAGGCTTCTGCGATATACTTACAAGACACCATCAGCACAGCGCCCACAATAACCAAATCAGCAAAAATTTCTGTGTATTCTTCCGGGATTGCCCACCCAAGCTGATCCGCATAAATCGGAAGGGTGGTGATTGCTACACAAAGCAAGGTCAGGCCCACAACGAAGGTGGCAACCTTCAGCCCGGAATTGATCATTTTCTGTCTGTCGAAGGGCTGAAGCAAAACCTTGATGTTGTAGTAAAGGGAAAAAGCAACATTGGACAGGTACGCACACAGGAAGATCAGCATGGCCCACCCAATATTGATCAGATTGTTCAAAACAGCGTTCAGCATGGTTTCAAATCTCCTTTGCATCGTTATAGATTTCCGGGCCATACAACTTCCGAAGTTTGATCCGGTTTTCGGCTTTGGCTTTGGAATAGTAAAACCCGGTTGCGGTTGCCAATTCAGTAAATATGGCGGGGATCAAATAGGCCAGCGGTTCAAGGTTTTCAGTTTTCCAAACCATGATAAGGGTGAAGGCCGTAACCCCAACGGTTAC